CTATTATAAAAACGTTATTAACAATCAATCGCAATACATTTGGTTCGGTAACCATGACTCAAACTTAACTGAGGCTGGTGACGAAGCTAATGGTACAACTTACACTACTTTATCTGCTGCTACTAGTGTTTCACTATCTGGTGGTACAGACGATAACGCTCCAACTGTTGGCGAATTGAAGACCGGTTACGAGTTCTTCGAAGATGCTGAAACTATCGATGTTAACTTAGTTATCGGTGGTGAATCTCCTGCTGGTGCTGATGGTGTAACACACGCTAACAACCTTATTGCTATCGCAGAAGGTCGTAAAGATATCGTTGTATTCCTATCACCTGCTATTGCTGATTCTGTAAATAACGCTACTGCTGCATCTGATATTATCGATTGGGCAGATCAATTAACTTCATCTTCTTATGCGGTTATTGATTCATCTGCGCTTTATGTGTATGACAAGTACTCAGATAAATATCGTTGGATTGCTGCTTCTGGTGCTACAGCTGGTTTGTGTGCGAACACAGATAACGTTGCTGACGCATGGTTCTCACCTGCTGGTTTGAATCGTGGTCAATTACTAGGTGTGACTAAAATTGCTTATAATCCTAAGAAAGCCGATCGTGATGATCTCTACAAAGCTAGAGTTAATCCAATCGTTTCTTTCCCAGGTGAAGGTACTGTCCTCTTTGGTGATAAGACTGCATTAGCAAAACCAAGTGCATTCGATCGTATTAACGTACGTCGTTTGTTCATTGTATTAGAAAAAGCTATCGCTACAGCTTCTAAGTTCCAATTGTTTGAATTCAACGATGAATTTACAAGAGCTCAATTTAGAAACTTGGTAGAGCCGTTCTTAAGAGATATCAAAGGTCGCCGTGGTGTGACTGACTTCTTAGTTGTTTGTGACGAGACAAATAACACAGGTGAAGTTATCGATACTAACCGTTTCGTAGCTGATATCTACATTAAGCCTGCTCGTTCTATTAACTTTATCACTCTAAACTTCATCGCTACTCGTACAGGTGTTGAGTTTAGTGAGATTGTTGGACAATAAGGAGGATAAGCAATGGCTATTTTAGGCGTAGATGATTTTAAATCAAAGCTTACCGGTGGTGGTGCTCGTTCAAACCTCTTTAAAGCAACAGTCAACTTTCCAGGTTATGCTGGTGGCGATGTTGAATTAACGTCTTTCTTAATTAAGACTGCTCAACTTCCTTCATCTGTAATTGCCCCGATCACAATTCCTTTCCGTGGTCGTCAATTACAAATTGCTGGTGATCGTACTTTCGAACCTTGGACTATTACCGTTATTAATGACGCTAATATGACTGTTCGTAATGCTTTCGAACGTTGGATGAATGGTATCAACCAACACTCAGCAAATACTGGTCTTTCTAACCCTACTGATTATCAAGCAGATATGGTTGTAGAACAGTTGAATAAAGCTGGTGAAGTAACTAAGCGTTATGATTTTAGAGGTACATTCCCTACGAACGTATCTTCAATCGATGTATCTTATGATAGTGAAAACACTATTGAAGAATTCACGGTTGAGCTACAAGTTCAGTACTGGGAATCTAATACCACTTCTTAATGCTATATAAATAATATGTAACGGCGGGGAATAGTTCCCCGCCAATATCTATGGAGTGACACATGGAATTATTCGGTTTCGAAATAAAACGTAAAGACGAGGAAAAGCTAGACAAGCGCAGACCTTCTTTTGTCCCAAAAGATGATGAAGAAGGCGCGGGTCATATAGTTAATGCCGGAGGTTTCTTCGGTCAATATGTAGACCTCGACGGAAGCGGAGCGAAGAACGAAGCCGATATGATTATGAAGTATCGCGAGGCTGCAACACAGCCTGAGTGCGATTCTGCTATTGAAGATATTGTTTCTGAAGCTATCGTATCGGACGACGATTCAGCCCCGGTTGAAATTATTTTAGATGACTTAGATCAACCTGATCGTATTAAAAATCTAATTAAAGAAGAATTTGATAATGTTGTTGAATTACTAAACCTTAACTGGTATGGACATGACATTTTCAGACGTTGGTATACTGACGGTAGACTATATTATCATAAGATCATTGACGAAAAGAATCCAAAACTTGGTATTGTAGAACTTCGTCCAGTTGATCCTACACGAATTCGTAAAGTTAAAGAACTCAAAAAGCAAAAAGACCCTAAGAGTGGTCAAGATATGGTTATCGGGCAAAAAGAGTTCTATATCTTTCAAGACAAAGCAATGTCAAAGACACAACAAGGTCTTAAAATTGCACCGGATTCTATTGCGTATGTAACATCAGGCGTATTAGATCCTACACGTAAAAAGGTATTAGGTTATCTTCATAAAGCATTGAAGCCTGTTAATCAGCTTCGTATGATGGAAGATGCACTTGTAATTTATCGTATCTCACGTGCTCCTGAACGTCGTATTTTCTATATTGACGTTGGTAACTTACCAAAAGGTAAGGCTGAAGAGTACTTAAAAGGTATTATGAATAACTATCGTAATAAGTTAGTATACGATGAATCTACAGGAGAAATGAAAGATGATCGTAAACACATGTCGATGCTGGAAGACTTCTGGTTACCGCGTAGAGAAGGTGGTAGAGGTACAGAAATCACGTCCTTGCCAGGAGGACAAAATCTTGGAGAAATCGAAGATATTATATACTTCCAAAAGAAACTTTATAAGTCGCTCAATGTTCCGGTTAATCGCCTAGAACAAGAAGCACAATTTAGTTTAGGTCGTTCATCTGAGATTACTCGTGATGAACTTAAATTCCAGAAGTTTATTGGTAGACTACGTAAGAAATTCTCTAGTCTATTTGTAGACTTACTTAAAACACAATTAATTCTAAAGGGTATTGTAACAGAAGAAGAATGGAAAGAGATGCAATCTCAGATCAACTTCGACTATTTGAAAGATACCCATTTTTCAGAACTTAAAGAATCTGAATTACTAAGAGAAAGACTTGGTGTTTTAAGAGATATCGATGACTATGTTGGTAAGTATTATTCATTAGAATGGGTTCGTAAGAACGTTCTTATGCAAACTGATGATGATATTAAAGAAATTGATAAACAAATGGCGAGCGATCCTCAACCCGAGGATGATGAAATTTAAATTTATATAAATATTTGTAGACGAGGTATAAAATGGATAATGTTGAAAATTTAATTAATGCGTTGAAAAATGGCGACAATGTTGCTGCGAGTGATCTTTTTGCAGATACAATGTCAGATAAGATTAATGATGCCATGGATGATCGTCGTATTAATATCGCGCAAACTATGTTTGCTGACGAAGAACAAATGGATCTGGACCTAGGTTCAGAAGAAGAATTAGAAGCTGAAGCGTGGTCAGAAGATGACGTTGAAGCAGCCGCAGAGGAAAGTTTTGAAGATGAAGACATTCAGGGAATTTCGGACGAAACAGCTGAGTGAAGCTTTTAAAGCTCCTAGCGGTGAAAAACTAGTAAAGAATTTCAAAGTCGGTAAAAAGAAATACGACGCAAACATTACCAAGAAAGGTAATATGTACGTTGCTTATATCGACGGTGATAGATTAGATGCTTTTAAAGATGAAAAGAAAGCAACTAAAGCTATTAATGATTTTACGAAATTAATGGGAAAGTAGCATGAAGTTAATTACAGAATTTGTAGAAACAGACCTCAATTACATTACCGAAGAAAAGAACGGTAAAAAGAATTATGTAATTGAAGGCATTTTCATGCAAGCTGAATCCAAAAACAGAAATGGTCGTATTTATCCAAAGCCTGTCATGGAACAAGCCGTGGATAAGTATATGACCGAACAAGTTTCTAAGGGTAGAGCTGTTGGTGAATTGAATCACCCAGATGGTCCTACTATTAACTTAGATAAAGTATCTCACAAAATTACCGAACTTAATTGGGAAGGTAATAATGTTGTGGGTAAGGCACAAATCTTGAACACTCCGATGGGTAAGATCGTTGAAGGTCTTATGGACGGTGGCGTTCAGTTAGGTGTCTCTAGTCGTGGTATGGGTAGTCTTGTGAATAAAGGCGGAGTCAATTATGTTGGTAATGATTTCCAACTTGCAACCGTCGATATAGTTCAAGACCCTTCTGCACCTGAAGCTTTTGTGAATGGTATTATGGAAGGCGTCGAATGGATTTGGGATAATGGTATCCTAAAAGCACAAGAAATTGAAAAATTCGAGACTGAGATCAAAAGAGCTCCATCTAACCGCATTGCGGAAACACAGATGAAGGTCTTCAAAGATTTCCTCTCAAAACTTTAACTCATTAGGAGAGTAAACACATGTCTGATAATTTAGATCAAGACATCTTGTTAGACGAAGAACTCCAGGATGAACTCGTTGAAGACGTTGAAGTTTCTGACGAGGAGCTGGAAGAAGCTACCGCTCCTGTTGCCAAAGGCGCAGGTAAAGCAGAGGTAGATGGTCAGAAAGCTGCTGAAGATGACGCTGCTGCTATTAAAAAGTCAGCGCCAGCAAAAGCAACTCCACCAAAAACCAAAGCTGGTATGGTTAGCGCTATGTCTATGAAGATGGCTAAAATGAAAAAAGAAGAGCTATCTGCTGCATATAATTCTATGTTTGCAGAAGGTTCTGAAGTAGATGAAGAAGAAATCATTGCTGAAAATAACTTCGAAGAAGATTTGAATGCATTGGCTGATTCAGAAGCTACTTTATCTGAGGGCTTTAAGGATAAAGCATCTGTAATTTTCGAAGCGGCACTTAAGTCTAAGCTTGGCGAGCACGTTGAACGTCTCGAAGAGCAATATGCTGAAGAGCTACAAGAAGAAACAGATCGTATCCAATCTGATCTCGTTGAAAAAGTTGATGGCTACCTCAACTACGTTGTTGAACAATGGATGGAAGATAATAAGTTAGCAATTGAAAGCGGTCTACGTACTGAAATTGCAGAGAACTTTATGTCACAACTTCATTCTGTATTTACTGAAAACTACATTGAAGTACCTGAGTCTAAGGTCGATTTCGTCGACGAATTAGCTACTAAGGTAGAAGATTTGGAAGAGCAGTTGAATGCTAAGATTGAAGATAACATTAAGTTAACTGAATCAGTTAAGGTATTCGCTAAAGATGCTATCGTAAAAGAATCATCTGTTGGTCTTTCAGAGGCACAAGCTGAGAAGCTTAAGTCTTTGGTTGAAGATGTTGATTTCGATTCAGTAGAAGCTTTCCAAGCGAAAGTTGATACTATTAAAGAATCATACTTCAAACAAGCTAAACCCGAAACTATTGCTGAAGATGCACCTGTAGATGGTGATACTGAAGAGGAAGTCTCTGTATCTCCACGCATGGAAGCTTATCTGAAAGCTTTAAAAATTAAGTAAACTCATAGGAGAACATTTAAATGTTTAACGCAAATGAAACTATTATGGAGAAGTGGGCACCAGTTCTTGATGCTGACGAAGCTCCTAAGTTTTCAGATAACTACCGTAAGTCTGTAACTGCGGCAGTTCTAGAAAACACAGAAAAAGCACTTCAAGAAGAGCGTGCGCAAGCTCAGTACTCTTTGAACGAAGCTGCTCCTACTAACGCAACTGGCTCTAGCATCTCTAACTGGGATCCAATTCTGATCTCATTAGTTCGTCGTGCTATGCCTAACTTGATTGCATACGATATCGCATCAGTACAGCCTATGTCAGGTCCTACTGGTTTGATCTTCGCTATGAAATCTCGTTACGGTGCTCAAAACGGTACTGAAGCTCTATTTAACGAAGCTGATACTGATTACTCAAGCTCATCTTTCAACGGCGGTACTGGTACTCCTAATAACGGTACTCACGGTGGTACTTCAGATTCACTTCCTGGTACTGACGCTAACTCAGATGACGTAGCTGATGACTTTGGTCTTGGTGGTGGTATGACTACTGCTGAAGCTGAAGCTCTAGGTGATTCTTCTACTAACGCTTTCGGTGAAATGTCATTCAGCATCGAAAAAGCAACTGTTACTGCTCGTTCACGTGCTCTTAAAGCTGAGTACACTATGGAACTTGCACAAGACCTTAAAGCTATTCACGGTCTTGACGCAGAAGCTGAGTTAGCTAACATCCTTTCTTCTGAAATCCTTGCGGAAATCAATAGAGAAGTTGTTAGAACTATCAACTCTAAAGCTAAGCTTGGTTGTCAACAATCTGACCTAACTGCTGCTGGTGTATTCGATTTGGATACTGATGCTGATGGTCGTTGGTCTGTTGAGAAGTACAAAGGTCTATTAGTTCAGATCGAGCGTGAAGCTAACACTATCGCTAAAGAAACTCGTCGCGGTAAAGGTAACTTCATCATGGTATCTTCAGACGTAGCTGCTGCACTTGTTGCTGCTGGTATGCTTGATTATACTCCAGCTCTTTCAACTAACTTGAACGTAGATGATACTGGTAATACTTTTGCTGGTGTTCTTAACGGTCGTACTAAGGTTTATATCGATCCTTATGCATCTGTTAACTATGTAACTGTTGGTTACCGTGGTACTAACCCATATGACGCTGGTATGTTCTACTGCCCATACGTTCCATTAACTATGGTTCGTGCTGTTGGTGAGAACACTTTCCAACCTAAGATTGGTTTCAAAACTCGTTACGG